GAAACCTGCGAGATTTTCGCTATTGGTTGGGAGATCCGTGTAAGAATAAACTCCGGCACCGGCGATTTGACCAATGGATCCTGATTGAATTACTTGCGCACCTAAACCTGCTGCACCAATAATTTGCGAGTCTGCTAAGAGATCGTTTGTGTAAGTCGAATTTAAGATATAAGCACGACGTGATCCTGCTTTTGCGGCATCAAGGACGCCTTTAGCAGTTACTAATTCTGCGTAAGTCAAGGAAGATCCAGAGTTTACGTTTGAAGAATAATTTGCAGCAGTTACTAATGCGCCGATTTCAGAAAGAACTTTTGCAGCGATTGCGTCGGCAGCAGAAGGACCAAATGAATTTACGAGGAATTGCATACCGTATTCTTTAACGTCGATTGGACGGAAACGGTGAGTGCTGATGAAGTGCTTGAGAGTAACGTCAGTCTTTGTGAGAGTTGCGTTTGACTCGGCGAGATAACCGTTTGTTCCGAATTCGGACGCGGTTGCGGTGCCAACGAGTGGAACCTGAATAGTTTTTCCTGCACCGCTCGAAGCAACGGTGAAGTTGCTAGAAAAAGCGTTCAGAGAAGGGAGTTTTCCCTTGAGATTTGCGATCACGCTTTCAGCTAATACTGAGGGCGCGGCGACGATTGAGTTTGCCATAATTTATTTTGAGTGTATAGGGGTGAGTAAGAAATTAAATTCCGCGAATGATTTCGTTCTTATATTTTGCGTAATAAGAAGTACGTTCATTACCGGGTTGCATTGACAAGAAAGTTTCTAAGTGAGTTACTTTTTTAGCGCTTGAATTATCTTCAACCGGAGAAACTTCTACCGGAGAAACTCCAACGGCAGCAACGATTTTTGCTGCTTCCATTGAGGCAGAAATTTTATTTTTCTGCAATTCTTCAACTTGCTTTAACAATTCAGTTTTTTCAGCATTCAATTTGTCGAGATCCGTGGAAAGAGTTGCTACTTTTTCTAAAGCACTCTTAAGATCTGCCGACTCTTTTGAAACTAAATTTTCCATTGCCACGCGAATTTCGTCGCGCTCAGTAATGGCACTATTTAATTCAAGGCATTTATTTGCTAATTCTTGTTCAATGGTCATATATATGTATTTTTTGGAAACCTTTTTTACGTTCTTTTGATCGTAATTATCGACTAAATCGTTAGGATCTATTGTCTCGATACCCAAGGATCCTACTGAATTTCTGTTTGCTTTATCATTGTCAATGAAAAACTTAACGTCATATCCTTCTTTTAGTAACTTACTTGCTTCTTCTTTTTTGAATTCTGCTGCGGATAGATCAGTGTTATTCATTATTAATCGATCGTAATTTAAATTTATTTTTTTAAGATCTTCAACTGTTCGAGCTTTTTCCGTAATATTTCTATAAGTTAAAACAAAAACGCTTAACTTTTGCTGATCAATAAATTCTAGAACCGCGTCAATAGGTTCTCCGTATTCAATGACGGTGCCATCGATATCGGTAATTAAAATGTTTGGCATTATTATTTAATAATATTTTTTGTATTATTATTTTTATAACCAATCAATTCATTTAAACTATCAGAGATCCCGGTAAGCAAACCCATTTTTGCTGCTTGCTTGCCAGACATTGATTGCCCAAGCATCGCTTCAGGTTGCGCCATTTTTCTTTTAATCATAATGCTGTCTACAAAATCTGCGTACACTCGATCGACTTCTATTTGAAAATATTTTTTTTGATCTTCTGTCAATGATGTTCCTTCCACTCCTGCCGCTTTCAGCGGACTGGCAGCAGAAGAAATAACAACGGATTTTACTCCCATGCTTTTATATGCTTCAGAAACGTCGATCACATTCATGAACGCGCCGATCGATCCGACGTCCGCCGAAGGACTTGCCAAAACTCGATCACACGCACTTCCAATCCAATAGGCAGCAGAACACATCATTCCGTCCGTGTAACCAATAGTTGGTTTAGATAAATTAGAAATCTTTCTAGAAATTTCTTCGACTCCTCCAACAACTCCGCCCGGAGAGTCAATATTGAAAATAATAGTTTTAACTTCTTTATCTTCCAAATACGCGTCGATCTGATCGTTTATTAAATTTAAATCTACTGCGCCGGTCATACGCTCAATTGGACTCAGACCCTTTCCAATCACACCGACAACAGGAATAATTCCATAGGATCCGATCTTGTATGGTTTGGGCATTTCACCAAACACTTGTGAAAGTATATCTGTGAACGCAAACTTTTCTGCATCAGCAGCGGTTTGTCTTGCGATCGATGGATCAATTAATAATATTGATTTTGTTGATAAAGCTTTATTGATAAATCTCATGGTAAATTTTAGTCTTGCGTTTCGTCTTGTGAAAAGTTTTGATCAACCGGTTGATCTGTTTGATTTGCTTCCATTTGTACTTCGGCAGACGTCGGTTTGCCTTCGCCTTTTTGCAACCAATTAAATCCTGGTTTGTAAAGTGTCCACAAAGGAATTCCAGAAACTTCTGCTAAATCAGAAATATATTTCATATCTTCTGCGCGCTTTTGCATTTCAGTTCTAAAGTCCAATCCGCGCTGCGCGTACAATTCGGACATGCTCATCAACCCGAGTTCTATGTCCGCTCGATCGTTGCTTGCCTCTCGTCCCGCGTCAACCGTAACGCGCTTAGGAGTCGTCCAGGACACGTTAGACCATTCAGGATCGTCAGGGAGTTCTCCATTTGCTATCGCGCTGCCGATCACATATCCCCAAGTCGGAGTGCACAATTGTTCGATAATTAATGTTTGCCATTTTTGGAATACGCGATCTGCTTTTGCAACGATCATTCTAAGCGAGGATCCTGTGGTAGATTTTGCGTCGCTTACAAATTCGTAAGGAAGAATTCCCCTTGAGATCTCTCTCTGGATCGACTCCAAAAATCCTGAAAAAGTTGGCGAAGGACGATTTGACTGAACCGACGTAATCGACTCGCCGACGTCTAAAGCTAAAATGCTGCCGCCAAAATTATTTGCTACGTTGTCGTAATTATTTCTTGTCTGTCCTCCCAATTCTGCTGCCATGTTGTCGTCGATCGTTCCACCGGTTTTATTAATTACTAAACTCACAGCAGAAGAAGTTTTCAGTGCTTTCTTCTCCAAAGCTAAAATCTCCATTTCGTCTTGGATATCATTCCAAGAATGTTGCATAATCGGAACGCCGCGCGCACCACTAGCATATTCAAGATCCACAATATGCATTATTGAATTAACAGGAATTAAAGTCGACTTTCCAAAATTATCTAAAACGTTTATTGCTTTCATTTCGCCAAACTTGCCAAACAAAATTCCGTCTAACATATTGTCTGGTTGTGGATTTGGAGGAATTGGATTTCCTACTTTGTGCGCTTCAATAACCTGAAGTTTATAATTATTAAATTCATCAACTGTTTTTATCATGAAACAATCGCCGTCTCTTGCTGCGCCGCGCAGCGACAAACTTTGCAACTGCCAAAAACTAAAGCGATTTGTGATGTCGCATTTCATTGCCCATTTCTTAAAATACTCTTCGTATAATTTCGCGTTGGCAGAATGTGACTGCGGTTTAATTCCGTCTGAAATAGAATATTGCGTAAGATCTCCCAGGATCTGCCGGGTTAATCCTGAATTTCGATCTCCCCAACGGGAAGTCTTAAGCATATCAACGCGATCGCGTGGCGACAGATCTTTGCTTTGATCCTGCGCGGCAGCACCGTATAAAGACGTTCTATTTCTGCTCGAACTTATCGAATTCCAATTGCTGCTTTGGGTATTTATTTTTCCCTTAGCTTTTTTATTGGTTATGATTTTCTTCTTATTCTTGTTTTTCATTTATCAAAATAGATCTCTTATGTTTCTAAAGTTTGGATTAATTACAGAACTTCTTTTACCATAAGTTAAAGGATCTAAAAGTGATAAAGCATGCATACTTTCGTCGAGCATTTCTTTCGGTGGCATAACAAAATTTTTGCCAACAGACGATCCGCTGTCAGAATAATTCATAACAGTCTTGCCTTCTGTGATTAATTTTAACGCGCGCTTTTTAATGTCTAAAAGCTCGTCTTCAGTTAATCCAATGAATATGCCAGATGCCATAATGTTGTGATATTTGGAAATAAGAAGTCGCCAATCAAATGGGAAACAAAACAATAAAACCCAAATGAAAGGCAACCATAGATATATAATTGGAAATTAAATTTTATTCGTTAATTTCTACCACATTTACGGTTTGCTCGCGCCCGACAATTCCCCAACGAACGGCAGATAATAAACAAAGCAATTCGCAGTCTAGCGCGTGATTATCTTTCTTCCCTTGCTTGACGACCCAAATTGCTTTGCCGGATTTTTTATCTTTTATTCTGATTTCAGAATTTAATTGATCGACGTATTCTTTTGACGCATCGGATCCAAACGTGTGGATCTTGCTACTTCTCATTCCGTGCAGCAGATCCTTTCCAGCAAGATTAGACCAAACAACTAATTCTGCGCGCTGGATCAATCCTGGAACCAGGATCCGTTGCTTATCAGAATAAAATCTTCTGGTTATTTTTCCGTCTTTATCCTTGGTCGAGAAGTCGTCGTTACCGGATCCACGCGCACACTTCCAATTTCGCTTCGCGCATTCTCTATAAACTTCAGTCGTGTTGTCTCCGGAGTCGACAAAAACCATTGCGTTATGAACAGAATATTTTCTTTGTAATTCTTCAACTCCCTGCCATGTGTCAACTTTTCCGTAATACTTTAATCTGCTGTGACCGGTCACACTCCAAGATCTTATCAATAACCAAAAGTGTCCTCGCTGCACGTCGACTCCCATCGTTCTAAAATTAATGCATTCACTTGTCTTCTGATCTGCTGGAACAAGTTTTCCTTTTTTATTTAATCCTGCTTCTTGATCCCAAGTATCTTCTAATAAATAATCTGACGCTTCGATATCCTTGATCATGGATCCACCTTCGTCAGACCACGGAAGCGCCAATCTTTTTTGCTTAAAAATACGACGCTGTTCTTCGTCGCCGTAAACGTCGCTGAATTCTGAAGCACGAATAAGCATCACTCCCAATTCTCCCCAACTCATTGTTGCTAATGAATTCCAATGCAATCCGACGTGACCGGAGTTAGACGCAACTGAAGTCGCTATAAAACAACCACCTGAATTACATTCTAATCGCGTCGCATTATTATCGTCAAGCAAAGTCTTGCAACCACTACATTCGTATTTCGTTCCCTTTGCTACGCGCAGCAGATCCCAGGATCCAGAGTCTTTTGCTTCCTCAGGAAATCTTACATATTCCCATAACCAAGGTTGCAACGTTCCGCAATGCGGACATTTAAAATTCCAATCGCGCTGATCAGTCTGTTCATGAAGTTGATGGAATTCCTGATTGGATCTTCCTCCTTGCGACATGAAAATTCTTTTACCCAACCAACCGAAAGCAGTGACGCGAGCTGAAGCTTCCGCTAAATGTCCTGGCGGCGCTAACCAACATTCGTCTGCAATTAAATATCTCAGACTCAATCGCTGCAAATTACTTTCATTCCAAATGCCGCGCGAATAAATCGACATGCGATCAAAGTCTGCGGTGATACTTCGATCAAGATCCTTCTCACTCATTCGTTCGTTTACCGGTGGACAGTTTTTCCAGAGCGGACGAAGATAACGAAGCATAAAGTCTTTCGCCTCATTATCGTTTGCTTGTAAAACCATCATGGGTCCGGGTTGATTTTCAATAATATAACAACTGAGCAATCGCGCAAATAAACTCTTGCCGCTTTGAATGCTTGCAAGGATCGTCAACATTTTCGTTTCAGGATCCGCAGCAATTCTTAAAGCGTCGGCAATCCAAGGCGTGCGCTCAGATCTGAAAGGACCCGGCATGGGAGAGTCTGGGATCGATTGGATATTTCCTTCCAACCAATCTACGATGTCTCCGGTGTGCGGCGGAACCAATAAACTTTTACCGTAATTTAATAATTCTTTTTTATTCATTTGGTTGACTCAGATCTAGTCTGACTTTTCTGCTCCAC